CTTCATAATCTTCTTGTGTTACACATCTGTTTTGTGAAGCATAATAAGAAGCGGCTCTATTTCTTATTTCTTCAATTGTTTCACCTGATGAACCTCCCCTAGCTGGTTCATCATTAGTTACTGAAATTGTAACACCACCTGGCGGATTTACAAGCGTGGTTAAATCTGCTGATGTAATATTAGCATCCACTCCACCACCAACTCTATAAGTTACAGTTATAGTTGTGTTGGCTGGAGTTTCACCTAAAGTAGATTTATTATCACTAACTAATGGATCTACAGCTTGATTGAAAGGATTTATTTCTCCAGGTATGACAATTCCAGCTTGTTCAGTCTGTAAAAATTCACTTTGAGGGATTTGCCCACTTCTTAAAATACCATTACCAAAAACTAAAGATGTTGTATTATCTTCATTTATTTTAGTTGTAAATCTTTTTGTAGTTCTTATATATTGAAGAGTGTAAGGAACTGGTATTGTTGATTCTGTTTCTGTATCAACAATACTATATGCAGTTGTTCTACCATTAATCGGGTCATCATCACCATAATGAGTTTCTATCGGAACATATTCTTGAGCTAAATAATCAACCTCATAATATGTATTTTGTTTGGAATCAGTTACACTTATTATATCAATAACATTAGTTTCATCCAAATCTAATGTTAAAAATTTAGTAGGACTTCCAACATTAAATGTTTTAGTTTTAGTTTCAGCTGAAATAGCATTAACTTTTCTAATGATATCAAATGTATCTACAACACCATTACTATCAAATGTACTTTCTACAGGATCTACATCAGATGAAGAACTGACAGTAAAATCAACTACATCTAAAGTTTGAAATATTATCGATGAATCTATTGTAGATTGTACTTCAGTTCTATTAGATAAAGTTGTAGCATCACTAAAAGTTGGTTTAATATTATTTATATCAGTAGTATCAGCATCTACATTTTGTGTAACTTTTAAAGTAACATAAGATGGTGATGTAGGTTTTACTTTATAACCCAACATATTAGCAACATTTATAACATTTTTTCGTTCTTCAGCTAATGGTAACATCATTTCCTTATATTGTTTATCTATGTAGTAACTTAACACATCACCCACATAAGCAGACATTTCAATTAACATCATACCAGGCGATGTTTCGTTAAAATCACGATATGTATTTGGAAAATATGTTTTAGTGTATTCAACTAATGTAGATTTAAACGAATCAAAATCTTTATTTAAATAATCAATATTACTTGCTATATGTTCTTTATCTGAATAAGGCATTTAAGTTATCTCCACTTGAACTGATTCTAAAGTATTTGGGTCTCTATTAATGTTAAAAGTTAAAAAAATATTTAATGTATTTTTACCAATATCTGTTAAATTTTCACTCATATTTATTTGAATATCTCTAATATCAACAAATGGTAACCAAAAAGAAAATGTATCTACAATATCATTTTCTATACCTATCCTAATTTCATCATTAAATTGTTCAAATAAATATTGTTCAAAATTCATACCAAGATTTGGTTGAAACATTCTTTCACCACGCTTAGTTGTTAACAAATTTTTAATATTATTTTTAACAGATTCAATTGTTGTTTTAGATGAAGCAAACCACCCATCAACACCATTAGATTTTCTAAATGGTAAATCTATACCAATAAATATTTCATCATCTCTATCTTCTATAAATGGTTTTTTTGATATATTTTTAATAGCCATTTTATATTACTCCATTTGTATCTTCCGGAAGTAATCTAACTTCGGATAAATCTTCATTAGTATCACCACCAGGTACAGGATTTCTACCAACATAAGCATTACCAGTTGCTTTTAAACTTCCCCCTTGAATAGAACCATTTTTTTTCAAATTGAGTTTTTCAATAATAACTGGTTGTAATGGTCCTGTTACACCTCCTGGCCAAGATGTTGTTTTAGCTTTCTGACTAATTACATCTGATAAAAAGCCTGTTGTTGAAATTTCTTCAACCTCTAAAGAAGCTTTCATCTTTGTAATTTTAAAAGTCTGATTTTGAATAAAAGTAGCTATAGCATTTGCTAATCCATCTGATATATTTTGAATATTATTTATTTGCGCATCATCTAACTCTGTAGCCTCTTCTAAAGATGTTTTCAAAGTATCAAATATATCACCACTTAAACTCATTAAACTCCCCTACTTTTATTTGAATGTTTTTCCATAGCCTTTAGGGTTTTACTATAATCCTTTGTAAACGCATCCATTAAATGATCTGGAACATTTGTAACTGGTCTATCATTAATATCTGTTTGGGGTGCTACATTTACATTACCACCACTCATCATATCACCATACTGCCCTCTTAATACATCATTCATTTTATTTGATGTATATGTTCCACCACCCATAGTTTGCCACTCATCATTTGCAGTTTCATTTAACACATCATTCAATATAGAATTAGATGTATAAGATTTTTTCTCAACCATTTTCTTTTTTCGTTTTGGTTTTGGTTGAACAACTTGTTCTATAGGTTGATTCAATTCAACTATTACCTCTTGAATCGCCATAGCAACTTCTTCTCTTACTATTTTTCTAATCATTAATTTAAAATCAGATTTTTTCATATGACCTCCTAAGCCTTTTGTCCATTATCTTCAATATAGTGATATTGACTTTTAAAGTTATTTAATTCATTCTTTAAACTTTGTATTTTACCTAAAGTATTTGGATCTAATGGTCCAGATAAACCAGCAATACAACCTGTCATTTTACTACCTTCTATTATACTAAGTAATTTATCAAAAATAATTTTTAATTGATTACCCAAAACCATTGGCTCATTTTGTTGTTGAGCTTGTTTCCCTAAATAAATATTAGAAGATTCAATACTTGTGTAGTTTTTAGTGTTAATTGTTAAATTATTTCCAGCTCCAACATCTATATTTTTAAAAGAAGATAAAGTAATGTTATCTTTTCTACTATTAAATGTTATTTTATCACTGTTTATAAATAGTTGTGAAGCTAAAATTGGTGTTCCATCTTGATTACCATACTCATAATTAAACTTTTGTGTTTCCTCAGATTCATTTCCACCAGCAACTAATCTTGGATTGTTATCTACTGAATCAGAACCTAATGTAAATTGTCCAAAATTTTCATATAAACTACCTAAAGTTGTCATACTAATAAAAGTTCCATCAACAACTCTTTCAGAAACAGCATCAGAATTTCTACCATTAGATATAATAATTAAAGGGTTAGTATCTCTAAATCCTAATCTAATACTGTTACCATATCTACCTTCAAAAATCATATCACCAAATGTTTCTTCTTTAGCTATACTACCATCTTCACCCTTCCTATCACCATTTGGATCATCTAATTTTTTGTTTCTAAGAGTAGATAATCTCTTAACATTAGTAATTTTATAATTTGCAGGTATATTACTTTTAGATTTCTTAGAAACAGAAGAATTATCGTTTATATTAACACTGGATGGTGAATTTAAAGGGTCTGGTGTAAAGTTTGGGTGATTTAAACTATTTAAAGGTCCTAAATAATAATCTTGTCCAGCCAAACCATCAATTAAAAATACAGAATCACCTGCAACTGGAGTATCAACAATACCCCTTAATAGTGGGTAATATTTTTTCTTAATTGAAGGATCTCCAACATGCTTTCTTGCTAAAATAGAATTTACATCTGATTTAGAAAAATATAATGTATCATCTTGACCAACCACCACGCTTTCAACAACTCCAGGCACCATAGGTAAATAAATTGATTCTGGACTATTTCCTGGTATCCCAAGTTTACTTTTTTCTGATATGTTGCTGTCTTTATAAATTACTCCACTCATTGAATAAAACCTTTACCTTTTTGTTTTATATTTTCCAATCTATCTTTTTCATTTTGTAAATCATCAACAGTTTCTTGTAAGGTTAACATCAATTCTTCTTTTTCTGTTTCTGATAATAAAGATGATTCATCAGATTCACCTTTTGATTTAGCTAATATTCTTTGTAACACTCCAGCTAACTTAACAAGGTGTTCATCATTCTTAACAGATACTTCCATATATTCTTTTATAATTGGAGCAACAGCAACAGCATCATCTATAGTTGTAATCATTCCATGTATTTCTTGAATTAACAAATCTATTTGTAATTTTTTCTTTTGAGAATTTTCATAAATATCTTTGGTTAAATCTTGAAAAGTTTTACCTTCAAATATTTCTATATTGTCTGCCATCATATCTCCTGTAAATACCTCT